ACAGATTGGACCTTCGATGTCACGCTGTAGCCCAGCGGCATCTTCCTGAACCATTCGCCCGACGCGGGCTACATAATCAAACAGCATCTCGCTCCCTTGCCTCGTCGCGTTGTCGGTCCGGGTCTGGTTCTTGTGCCGGTTCGCTTCCAATGCCGTCGCACCTGGGGCAGTCAACAACCTCATGGACGTGTAATCGGTGGACCTTACCGCTAACGTCGGTCACACTGTTCACCGCGACGGTGCATAGACCGTCACACCATGTGCAGGCCATTGGCTCGTCTGGTGGTTCCAATTTATAATCCATCCTCTCTCCTCTCGCTTTGGTATCTTACTTCAGATACACTAGCATAGTAAATCTAGACCTGTCAAGACCCTTTTTGTTTAGCCTCCCGAACCCACAGTCGTTTGTGACAGGCCGGACATTGCTGGGGATTATCCGTTCGTGGACGCCAGATATGACCGCATTTGGAATGAGGGCACTCGCGAAACTTTTGCTCAACTAGCTTGGTGATTAGGGGTGCTTTGTTTAGGAATGTTTTATTAGGTATCATAGTATCTAAGATACTACAGGGCGATGATGTTGTCAACGTGTTAGACTTAGACCGCGTCATATGACGTACCTCTCCTTTCGTGGGGGTCACAGCCTTGTTGCTGTGGCCCTCCTTTTATGTTATCGTGGTTGGACTAGCCGTCCTGTTTCTCGGCCAGCTAGTGGATGGGCAACCATCATGAAACAGCACTAGTTGGTTGGGGAATTGGACGGCTTTTTATCGTTCACGGATAGTCGAGCTTAGGTCGAGACTTAAAATTGACCTGGAGTTTTAGCCCAGTGATGGGATAGACGGTAAGGGGCACACCGGGACTAAGTGCAAGCTGACCACCGTAGCCAAGAAAGATGTCGGTAGTTGATGGTAGAACGTTCCTAGACAGGCTGACGCTCTACTCGATGAGGGCTAGTCCCGGCGTGATAAGTCACGAACTTCCATACCTCCAGCTAAATTAGAATTAGCTACGGGGGGTAGGGGGGCCGTGATAATAGCTACTGCGTACTGGAGCAGTGGAGACGGGTTGTTATGACGTTAGCAGAGATACTGGAGTACTTAGAAGAGTTCGGAGACGGGGCTTTGTTGATGGAGCCGCGCCAGGACTACGATGATTGCATCGTTGGAATCGGTGGAAGGTTCCACGATGGTCCACTCGCGATTTACAGTGTCGAGCGCGTGCTGGCGGTGCTGATGCAAGATGACGAGGTCGATGAGGAGACGGCTATGGAATGGTTCGACTTCAACATCATCGGTGCTTGGAACGGCCCAGGCACACCGATATATGTTGAGGAGTCGGCGATGCGCGTAGAAAAGCCCCCGGCTGATTAAGCTAGGGGCTTTCTTGTTGTCATGATTTATCCTCGTCTTCAATGGTGTCTACCAGAGTCTCGGTTACGTTGCAGTCTCCAGCCATCGCATTTATTAAAGCTTCTCCTCCCCAGTCGGCTGGTGTTGTTTTAGAACTGAGTGGGCCACCAAAATCTTGGTCCACGACAAAGCCCTCTATCTTGATGCGGTAAACTTTGATGCTCATGGTGTCTCCTTTTTGATTAAGATTATTTCGTGTCGATTAGAACCGGGACTAGGTCATAGCTTTCGTGGTCGCAGTAGCAGGTGCCGATGCAGTCGCACTCAGGCCAGCGTGAGACTATCTGTTCGTTGGTCGAGTCATCTATGTAATAGACCCAATCATTGATGGTGATGTACACGCACCCTGCGATTGCGTCATCGACCTCGACTACTAACGGTTCTTTGCCGATTCTTCGGATGTCTACTTTCATGGTGTCTCCTTCTCTTTAGCTTAGGCTTACTCGTCTTCTTCGATTTGCTGGTGTTCATCCGCAAACGCTTGGCCGATTAGTTTGAACAGGTTGGTCCGTCGTTCCTCAGCCGCTTCGTCGGTGTCAAAGCTGCTTCGTTCTGCCCATAGGGTATGCCCATCCTTAAAGGTTAGCTGGAACATCACTTTCTGGCTCTGTACGTAAGCGAAAGCGCGAGTGACCGTGGCTCTCAGCCCTACTCGCTTGCCGTATTGCATCTGGACTTGCTCTCCCAGATTTATCATGGTGTCTCCTTCGGTTTGGTTTAGGTCTAACCGGACCAAGCCAATCCCTGAAAAGATTCAGGGGCTGGCTGAAGCGGGTTAGGCTCGTTGCGGGTATGGCCGGGCCTCCCGGCTAGTACCTTGCACGTACTCCTTCATTTCCTCCTCACTTAGACTTGCTACTTCCTTCCCTAGACTGACCTCGTCCCTGGAAATATTGTCGTACCGTCGATTGATTTGGTGGTACTGGTTAACGAGTCGCTCTACCTTGGTTTTGAATAACATGGTCTCTCCTCTCTTTTTAATGTGCCTTAGTCAGTATAGTTGATCTGATACATCTTGTCAAATGGTTCCGCAAATTACAATGCCCAGCCAGCAAATAAGTACTGGCCCTTCGCTAGTTCGATTGCGAGTGCCGGGGCCGCTTTGCTGTCGTAGACCTCAAACATTTTGGCGATAGGCAACCTAGGATATTTGGCCTGTACCTTGTCGGTCTTCGGGTTGCCGTCATCGTCTTTGCCGATGCGACCTAAGTCGCGTACCGCTTTGATTACCGTAACCCGTCGCATCCCTTTGGGCCGTGGGAATTCGACCATGCTCCGCTTCTCTGCGATAGTCCCAGTGTAACCGGCGTGACCGTGGTCCCACTGGGCCTGCTTCACTAGATTGTCAAAGGCTACTTGTGCCGTCTTTCCCTTGCCTACGTTCATGAATTCTGAACCGCCCATATGGTGCTTCCCTCCTTTCGTTTAGGTCTAACTTAACTGATTATTTAGCTCCATAAGTATTTGGTAATCGCAAACACCGTTGCAATCGGGGGCGTGGCCCTCACATAGAAATTGACTTATCTCGTATGTCCACTCTGGCTCATCGTCAATGCACCCGTCTTCATCTTGAAGCTCTTCGGCGTTCTCGTCATATGTGCGAACCACCCAATATATCTCGTCGGGACAGTCCCTAGACGATTGGTAATCCTTCATCATGGATTCGGGCAGGACGGTAAATCCGTGGCCCTCGTATTGACAGTCCCTGCACTCAAATCCGTCTTCGTATTTCAGGTCATCCAGTTTCCGTTGGAGGGACCTGACTGCACGTTCAACAGTTTGGTGCGTTACCTCTATGATTTCCTCGTCTTTCGTTGTCATGGTGTCTCCGCGCTGTTTAGATTTAGGTTATCGGCACAAATTGTCCGGTATGATTGTTGGTCAGTCGGATGCCGTAGTCATCAAACGTCGGTCCGAAATTATCCCAGAGTGCCTTCATCAATCGGGAGTAGCGAGGCCCATCCCTTAGAGCGGTATCGCCTACTGACCGAAACCGTATCTCCCATTGGTCATCGACGTACCCTTCCACGCCGTGAGCTTCTATGACATCGTGGAAGGCAGGCTCTGGGAAAAGGGTTGTTAGTGCCCTATTCCAGCCATCGTGGCTATTGGGAGTAGCCTTGAAGCAATATTTCTGACGCTTCAGCATCTTCATGCTTTCAGCCGCGCTGTGCTTTGGTATCATGGTGTCTCCTTGCTTTTTAATATCGCCTGTTGAGTATATTAGGTCTGATACTTAACGGTCAAGCGGTCTGGTCTAGTCGGTCCGATTCGGTGAGCTATGGTTGCATCTGCAAGAGACAATCGCCTTGATTGTCAATGTGGACGTACACACGCCCGTTACAGTCTCCCGGTTTGCGGCGTGTGCCCTTGGCCGCAAACTTGTGGGCGTCAACGCCACAATCGATTAAATCGACACGCTCGCCGCAGGCATAGCAGGCGCGATAACTTGGGCGGCGTGGGCGTTTGCTTAATTGCCTGTTATTGAATCCCATAATATCCATTCCTCTGGTACTAGATTTGTGTTTGAAAGATTCCAAGCATTCCCCGGCATGGAATCGAATCGGTGTAGGCTACCGGGTCGGCTAGTTCTATGCCTATTGGACCCTCAAACCACGGCGAGTCGGATTCTGTGACCGTGCCGGTTATCGTGGCCTCGCCTACGATGGCACCTGTGGGCAGGTTTGCGGGTATCTCAATACCCAGGCTGGCTATGTAGTCACGTTGGGCCTTAAAGCGGCTTGTATCGCTGTCTCTGCGCTTTCCTGCGTGTATCCTGACGCGGCCCCGGTGCTTGTAGTGCCAGCGGGAGCGGTTCTCCACGTCTTTCCCGTGATTGAGTATCAACCAGGCCCATGGCTGTTGGATGCTGATGGTCTCCACTATTCGCCATCCTTGACAAACTGCGCCCAGCCTCCGACGTAATGGCGGTTGATGCCTGCGTGTACCCGTTTGTCTGACAGTCTGGGAATGTCGGCCCCGTCAATGTCGCGCCATAGGCACTCAGATACCCAGACTCGTGCCTGCTCCAAGGTTTCAGCGTCGGCTGTAATGTCGATTATCATCCACCATGCCTCGCATTTTGTGCATTCCTCGCGTGATACGGTCCGGCCAGGCTCTGGAATCGTGCCTGTGATGATATTCGTGTGGTTGCAGTCGTATTGTTTATTTGCGAGTGTGTTCCAAGCCATCTTGAGACTCTCCAATCGTGCAGATTCGGTCTAGTCTGACCGTGTCAGCGGCTGAGACTCTCAGCCGCTGAACCAGTGGACTAGCTAACGGCTAATTCGCCACGTCCGTTTACGTACAAGCTTTGATAGATAGCAGACAATTCGTGAGACTGTGCCCACGGGTACTCTGATTTTGCCTGATATTTTGCAATCTCTACCGCATCCGGCGCGGCGTCGGCTTTGATGTGGTAATCGTGGGAACCGTAGCCGTGGCTGAATATCTGAACTATGAACCGTTCCATTTTGAGTCTCTCCAAATATAGATTTATTATCGGCTGATTCAGCCGCGCCAGAGGCTCAGAATCTGAGCCTCTGAATCAGTGAATCAGGTTAGATTAATGAATCGCTATCGCGATGGGTATCGTCAATTGGGCGTTGCCGCAGGCGTGGGCTTTGATGCCACAATCGCCACACTTGCCAGGACATACGAACACCTTGCCGTAACCTGCCGCCTGTGCCGCCTGACGTACAGCCGCCTGATAGGGTATCCAATCAACCGACGCCCTAATATCTTTCGACGTTTTGCCTTTCGGCATGGGCAAGGCTGAATCTACGCCTATGAACTCGCCGCGCACTATTGGCAATTTAGCCACAGCCTGACGATAGATATTGTCATATCTGGAACCGCTCGAAAGATTCAAGATATAGTTTGATGGGAAAGGCCGACCGGATTTATTCCATTCTAGGAATAGTGCCCACGATTTAGAATATCCGTAGACTTTCAAGTCTGGACGCATAGCGATTAGACCAAACCAAAAACGCATGGTTTCCATACTGTCAAAATCGCCGTCAACGTAAAGCCTGACGGTTTCGCCTTGCGGTATAGATTGCCAGGCTTTAACTATCTGATTGCGCCCAGTGACGCTATGCAATCTGAGCGTGTTGATTAGTTGGCGTAGCCATGCGAACGGATTGCGCCAGGATTTGAGGCTATAGCAGAAAATACCGCATTCACCTAATCCGGGGCACGTAATCACTGGCAATGTCGAAAGAGCGTAGAAAGGCAATTTACCGTTTCCGTCACTGGCAAAAACTGCCGATTGCGTGATTGGTTCATCATTCCAGAATCGGACTAATACCGCATAAGCTTTACCGTAGTCACTGCCCGCCCATTGACTAGGCATTGTCGGAATCTCGCCTTGTGCCTTGTAGGCTCTCAAACAATCTTGACTGAATCGCATTAATTCTTTCCTGCTAGTTATTGCCATGATGGACACTCCAATTTAAATTAGGCTAATTCTGATAATTTTTGTGTGTATTTATCCGTTAATTCTTCTGCGCCATAATTGCGGATGATTATCCTGATTAATTCTTCGCCAAATCTACTGGCAGTATCCGCACCCATAGAATCGATTAATCTTTGCATTCGACGCTCAAAACGTGGGTGCCCGTAATTCGTTTGGTAGTAGCGCAATTCGCGAGTAGTTAATCTGTCTTGTTGTGCTTGTGTCAATAATTCCATTATTTAACTCCAATCGAGACTAATAGACGTTGCCATATTGCTACGTGTTCCGACTCTGGGAATTTGGCATTCATGCGCTCTTGAACCACTGCGGATTTCATAGGCTCGCGTTGCCATTCACGGGATATATTCAGGATGAATGCCAAGTGTTCAGATGTAAGATTTATGCTGGACATTTTTTTAAACTCCAATTAATTCTTGTAGATTTCGCAACCTGTGGCACCAAACCACAGGCTGACATTGCTAGGGAATGCGACACGCTCGCCGCTAGCAAGTACCATCAGGAAAGATTCAGCCTGTAAATCTAGCGTCAATCTTCCCAAGTATTTTCCCGTAGGTTTAGACTCGCCTATCGTGCCACCGACTAGAGCCACCACTTCCCGACATTTTGCCTTGATACGCTTGCACCCCTTAGCAATACTTGACGGATTATTTATCAGGATATTGGAAAGGCTGAAATTAACGCCGTGAGTCACTCCGGTTTCCTTGACTAGATAGCCATTGGATGCGTGAGCATTGGCAATCGTCCAAATATCTGAGCCTTGATTCGCTTTCTTAGCGTTTAGGTTTCTATAGATGCCTTTCATTGGTGCCGCTCCAATTAATTTGATATTGGTTTTATATCATAGATAATATACAGATTGCACGCCTAACAAAACGAATATTAAACCAATTTTGCCAAAAAACGTATATTTCCTGTGATATTTAGGCCGAGGTGGATGATATTTGATATAATTGAGGCTAAATATCCTGCTAATGGAAGTTATCCAACATTAGCGGCGAGGCGTGTCTACGTGGATAGGCTAGCGATAGGAGCGGCTTAATTGGGCGGGTTCCCTAGTGATAGGGGCCGCAGTGCTAGCGAGTAGGCGATTGTGACTTAACCGAGCCGCAATCTAGCGCAAAAAGAATGCTATATATTCACAGGGAAGAAACGTGTCTAAATTAACTAGTAAACAGCTTATATTCTGCGACTCTATCATCAGTGGATTGAATCAGACCGATGCCTATAAGGCGGCATATGATACGGAAAATATGCTACCTGCTACCATTTCAAACAATGCTTATATGCTGATGAATCACAGCGACATCACAGCGAATATACAAGCACAAAGAGACAGTATATTAGCCTCTGTGACGTTAACTAAAGAACGTGCTATTTCAGAGGCTATGACTAATCTCAGTATGGCTAGAGACTTGGCACAGATAGGGCCTGCTAATCAGTCATTAAAGCTAGCGGCTGAATTCTCAGGACTGACTCAGTCTGTACAATCATCAGCTCAATTAGTTACACAAGTCACAGTGGTATTGAATCGTGCTACTGATACTGATTCAGTGGTGATTGAGGCTGAATCACTGAGCCTATCAGAGCCTGATACTAGCTTAGAACTTGAGACTGGCACAGAGTAGCATTAGAAAGATACATAGGGTGTGTATACCCCCCGGCAGGGCTTAGCCGTTTTGCGATGTAGCGTATTAGGTCACCGTAAATATTTTTTACAGTTTTCAAAGACCTTTTCTGTATATGTTTCTAGTTGCTGAAGGGTCACAGTGTTGATATTTAGGAGTTGATGATGCTTGAGGATTGTGGAGAGGAGGGTCATACGTTCACTTGGGTGTCTTATGTGAGGGATGAGAGGCCACCTTCTGGGGTATATCCGTGTGATGGGTGTGGTATGAAGGTCAGGATTGAGGAAGATGGCAATTGGGAGGTTGTCGAGGAGGAGGTATATGGTGTTTGTGGGCAGCATTACGTGCCTATAGAGGACTGTCAGTGTCTGTGGAGGGAGTGATTGGGGTCGGTGTGGTAGAATCGGCTTAGAAAAGGGGGTTGGTATGGTCGCTTTTCCTGAGATAAAGCCTTTTTATGATGTTGATGAGACTGGGCATCTTTGGTTGAATCTGCATCCTGGGCAGACTGCGGTGTATGAGGATACGGCGCATGTGGTTTGTCTTCTTTGTGGGTCTCAGTACGGGAAAACGACCATTGGTCCTTGTTGGTTGCATCGTGAGATGTATGAGGAAGATGGTACGACGCCGATATTCGGGGATTATCTGGTGGTTACGGCTACTTTCCCGTTGTTAAGGAATAAGATGCTGCCGGAACTTAGGAAATATTTCGAGACTTATCTGAAATGGGGGGAATGGAAGGCGGGGGAGAAGGTATTCGAGTCGTTCGAGAAGCATCATGGGGCACCGGGGCAGAGGATAATCGTTGGGTCGGCTACCAGTCCAGAGTCTTTGGAGTCGGCAACGGCGATAGCGGCGTGGTTAGACGAATGTGGACAACATCAATTCACTAGGGAAGCGTGGGAAGCGGTCAACAGGAGGTTGGCGGTTGCTACGAGGATTGGGAAAGGTAGGATGCTGTTAACGACTACGCCGTATGAGTTCGGGTGGTTCAAGTTCGAGGTCTATGACCGGTGGAAACAGGGAGACACCAATATATCGGTCATACAGGGGGATAGTAAGGATAACCCTGCTTTTCCGGAAGAAGAATATGAGAGGCAACGGGGGCTGCTTCCGAGGTGGAAGTTCAATATGTTCTATAGGGGCATATTCGAGAAGCCTGCGGGTCTTATATATGATGCGTTCGATGAGAATGTGTGTTTGATTCCGAGGTTCACGCTGCCGGAATCCTGGCCTAGGTATGTTGGACATGACTTCGGACCTAATAACACCGCTGCTGTTTGGTACGCGCAAGACCCGGCAACGTCTTTCTTGTATGTCTATAGGGATTATCATGATGGTGGGCTAAGTGCTTATGACCATGCTCAGAAATGGAAGACACTTTCGGTTGGGGAGAATATAATCAAGAGAGTCGGGGGCGCGGTCCATGAAGATGGATGGAGAGAAGCGTTCACCATAGCCGGGTGGCCTATAGGTAAACCTCGTGAGCGCGGCGTAGAGGTTGGAATCAACACGGTTTATGGGTATCATCAACAGAATAAGATGTTCGTGTTCAATGATTTGACGGGATATCTAGACGAAAAGTTGAGTTATTCCCGTGAATTGGACGAGAATTATGAGCCAACGGCTAAGATTGACAGCAAATCGACGTTCCACAGGATGGACGCTGAACGCTATATAATCTCGGATTTGATGCCAGAAAGGGCTAATTATAACCAGACGGCTAAGATTGTCAGCCATCATAGCAGGGACGAATATCGTCATAGACCGTCAGATTTCAGCGATGTCCGTTCTAATACGGCTCGGGTAAAGAGGCATTAATAGCAAGAGAGTGAAACATGGCGATACGAAGCCCAGAAGACATAATCGAGATAGTCAATCAGAAAGAACAAGATACCCAATTGCTCAGAGAGCGGATGGACTTCGACTACGGTCTCTGGCGGCTGGATAGATACACCGGCTCTGAAGAAGACGGGCTAGCCGGGTATATGACCTATACGACCAACGAACCTCGTACCTTCGGAAGGAAGATGGTCGGTATCCTTGGTAGTGCTGCGATGACCATCCAGGTCCCGGTGGAAGCGAACCAGGAAGAAGGCCGGTCAGTCAGGGACGATAACTCTGACAAAGAAAGATTCTTGGCTGGGAACTTCAAGGCTAACGACGAACGCCTGGTCCTTGGAGACCGACCCCCGCTCAGAGATACCATGTCCTGGCACCTCGCTATCAGAGGCCGTACCTGTGGGCGCTCCCAGCTAGTGAAGAAGAATACCGGGGAGGTCTACGCTGACGCTACCCCATTCGACCCCAGGAACGTCATGTACGAGAACGGAGAGGACGGGTTGATGTGGCTCTGTCATAAATACTACCGCCTCCGCTCTGAGGTCGAAGATACACTATCGACCAAGAATGTCAGCCTGCTCAATGAGACGGCTGGTAAGTCCAATGATTTGGTAATCGTCTACGATTATTATGACCGGACACATAATACACTCATAATTCCGGCGGTCAAAGAAGGATTCATCCATCGCCGTAGACACGGCATGAACAGGGTTCCGTGCTGGAACGTGGCTTCCACCCTTCAGCCAGTCGTGATGTCCGTAATCAATGAGGATGCCTTTGGCCGACAGAACTCCGGCTCTGCCTTCGGCCCTGATTTAGGCACACTATCTGCCGCTCACTTCGGGGCGTCGATGGCCGACTACGGAGAGAGCATCTACGCAGAGAACCGTGGACAATATGAGACTCATAATTTCATGATGTCTATCCTGAAGAACCTAGCCGCACGAAGTCTGAAACCCGTCTTTGGCATCCAAAGTGAATCCGGCACCAAGATGGTCGAAGGTAACCCGTTCGAAGACGGAGCCGAGATTCCTCTAGGGGCCAATGAAAAACTAGAGGTCTATGATTTCTTGAGGTCTGCCCCTGACCTTGTCACCTACGAGACCGTGGTATCCGGGGCCATGCAACGCGGTGGCCTACCGGTCATAATGTTCGGTGAGACACCGGCGGCAATCTCCGGGTTCGCTATGCAGAACCTGAAGGGCGGGGCGGCTGATAAGGTCATACCCCTAGTCAAAGCTCTATCGATGGCCCTTAGACAGATATGTAATAACTGGAGCGACCATTTCAATACGGGCGCATTCGGACAAGGGATGCAAATGAGCGGCCAAGATAATAACCGCAAATGGTTCTCGTCAGAGATTACGGTTGAAGGGATTAGGGACTTACCCCAAGCAGAGATAACCCTAGTCCCAGAACTCCCAGAGGACCAAGCTGGTAAGATAGAGATGGCGGCAAGACTGTCATCACCGATGGCCGATGGTATGCCGACGTTATCTAGAAGAGATATATTAGAGGACGTACTAGAACGCCAGGACCCTGACGCAGACATGGATAAGGTCTTAGAACAGATGGCTGCGGAGTTCCCATTAGTCAAAGCCCATAGGATGGCTGACGCTCTCTTCAAGGCTGGTGACATAGAAGGTGGGCAATACTGGCAGGCTTTCTGGGAAAGACAGGTGCAGGAATTCTTCCAAGTTGGTGGTAATATAGATAATCTAGTACCACCAGGGGAAGGAGACAATGGAGACGGAAGTGATGGTGGCGGTACTGGATTCAGTCCACAGACACTTCCGCAGGCCGCTCAAGGGGTTCCGCCCCCGGTTCCAGGTATAGGAACGCCGTTCCAGGCTGGGCCTAACGTCCCACCTGGTATGCCACGTCCCGGCGCACAGATTAATGGACTAAGTCCCCTTTAAGGAGTAAGTCATGGCAGTATATATCGACATAGGAACTGGTAAAAAACAAAACTATGCCATAGGCGTAGACCCGTCTGGCGGAGACCCTCAGTCAAGATTTCAATTAGTAATGGCAGATGGGACATTTGAAAATTCAAATGCCGATGTCATGGCAGCGCAACGGAAAGTCATGGCCAGCCCAGAATATCAAGCGGCTAATCCAACACAGAATCCAACAGCTAATGCGGGAACGGATTCATTTCAGATAAGTGCTGGAGACAGAGAGCTACAGCAAATCATCGCCGCAGTATTAGATGCATGGAACCGCGGTGACTACGGAAGCAATGCGAACCAGGCTTTGCAAGCTATATCTCGGCAGTCAGGTATGTCTGTAGATGAGTTGATAGCACCGGGTGGGGTCTGGGATACGGTCAAAGGTTCGTTTGTAGCCCCTGATGGTTCTCAAAATATCCCTACACCAGTAGAGTCTGCCACAGTCGTTCCAGTGCCACCAGTAGTAAATCTTAGTCGTGCAGACTTAATCCGTGAACAAGGAGACCAAGAGGCTCTCCGTAGGATACGTGCAACGAATTTTGGTCCACTAGCTCCACTGGGTCAAAGAGCGGCAAACAGTATACTTAATCAATTCTTTGGTCAACAGCCCATCACTAACTTTGGTAGAGATATACCTCGTGAAGAAGCCTTTAGTCAATTCCGGCAATCCCCACCCACAGCGGCTAGCTTAACTAGTGCTTTAGGTGATATACGTGCTGCCGGAACTAGTGATGCTCGGTGGATGGAAAGATACCTTGATGAATCAGGTCAACCGCTTGCCGGTGCTGCACGAGATGCTTTTGATATGTCTATACAACCATTATTATCAAATATCAATCCATTATATAGAGCGAGATATGGAAGGATGCTTGGTAATCAATTTGCCGACCAAGCTGCAATAAATCCGGGTTCGTATCAAACTCCAGACCAAATCATGGACTTAATGACCACAGCCTTTACAGGATTCTAATGACTACTCAAGGATTCGGAGCGTTTCAACCGAATACGTTCTTTAATCAATTCGACCAAAACTTCTTTGATAAACCCTCAGGCTTCCCTGGATTCGAGGATTTTCTTGAAGAAGAGCCTGATATCGCTTTTCAAGGCGCATTATCTAGGTCCAATATGCCCTTTAATCAGCGTCAAGCTGCTCAAAAACAACGCGAAGAGATATTCAATAGATTCCAGGGATTGCAACGCTTCGACCCAAAGCTTAGGTTTACTGAGTACATCGATGCTTTTGACTTTGGTCGAGACCGATTCCGTACTCCTTTAGGGCAGCGCGGAGAAATCGGAAGAACATTCAATCCTAGAGCTAGTTTTGTTAGATAATGGCTGACCCAGAATCTGAATCTGAAAAGCTTATCGCTAGTCTTTTTGCTGAAAAAGAGCGAGCTGCGGGTGCGCCTATTGCTACGGCTACCCCAGAGCCTACTTCAGAGCCTACTTCGCAAGAGATAATCGCTGGATTATTTGCAAATAAAGATGCCTCAACCGAAGCATCAACAGATTCACAAAAAATCATCGCTGAGGCATTTGCGAATAAGGCTGTTTCACAAGTTCCTCAAGTTCCTGAAGTTCCTCAAGTTTCTCAAGTTCCTGCCGATATCGAAGTGGCACCTCCTCAGGTTACAGAAGAAGCCACTCGTCGTAAGAGCCAAGCAGAATTAATCGAAGAGTACGAAGCTCGACGCGCACCAGCCCCTGGTTCTGTATTTGAAGGACGGGAACCTCTACCCTTTGAAGAACGCCCTCCTGACAGAGACCCGTTAGGCCGGGCAATGAATTATGCCAGGATACCTGCTCGCGTAGGTGCTGCGTATACATCAGAATTGATTGGCTTACAGCGTGCCCTTGCTGAACAACTTGGCATACACGGACGCATCGTAGACCCATTAGACATATCTCCTGACACTGCTATACAACGGTTATACCGTGGAGAAGCAGGTGCAAACCCTGGTTTAAGAGAGTTGGTAGATGCTATCAACCAACGCGCTTCCGAAAGAAATTTTGGGCAAAACTTTTTATTGGAAGCTGGAAGCGACCCATTGAACTTAATCCCAGGAGTAGGATTTACACAGCTTGGTAGACGCGGCCTTGGAATATCTGGGCCTCGTAACTTTGTTGATGACGTTACAATTGGTCGCGCTAGTAACCTTATCTCTGAAGCACCACCGTCCATTCAAAGACAAATCGCATTACGCGATGCCGTACAGAATGTGCAGAATGTAGGGCTAGATGCTCGTGGCATACCGACAAGAACCGAAGGCGTAGCATCAGCGATAAACACGCGAGCGCAACTGGCTTTGCCACCTGGACGAACTCAAGTTCCCGATGACCTTAGCTTTGTACTGTTGACTAATGATAATCCGTCTGGAATAAGGGTTCATTTTGCTACCGTAGCGGAAAAAGAAAAAGCATGGGCTGAACTTGGGCCGCTAGGGGGCAGAGGGAACGAGGTCCAAGTTCTTCCAGGCAATGCTACTGCTGCCGATGTAAAACGTGTCTCTGAATTACTGCCACGAGAGGTCCCTGTTGGAGGGGAAGTTCGTACTGCCGTCACAAGAAGAAGTGGCGGCAAAGATGTCACTCCCCGTACTACTCAAACTCAGTTCATCGGACGATTAAACACTGAGGGCACAAGGGAATTACGTCTTAAACTTCGTAATATTCAAGCTAAGATTGCGAGAATGACGGTTGAGGTTGAAAGCCTGACCGGAGTATCTCGCGCAAATGCACGTAGACAAATCGCTAATCCTGATATCAGTAATCCTAAAAATAGTCGTTCTTACATAATGGCTAAACATCTAGAAGATGCAGCATCTCTAGAGAAGCAGATTGCAGATATCGCTACGCCGCCTTCAAGGCCGTTAGAGCAGACAGGGAGTATGCGCGGTGGCTTGTTTGAAGGATTTTCTCAAAAGGCTAAGATAAGTGAGCTAGACCTGCCTGGAGCTATTGGATGGGAACCGTTCAAAGAGACTCCTCCTATCCCTGTCGTTAGAAAAACAGGTCAAGCCGGGGCTAGTCCAAGGGTTATGGGCAAATCTGTTACTACAGATGCAACTCAGTTTCCTCAGGGAATTCAATCTAAGACTCCTAGTACTACTCACTCATGGCGTTCTATGAGCGAGTTTGAATATAACAAGATGGCTCAAGGGGAAAACTTTGGGAGAGAATTTCAAGCTGGCCCGGACGGGGAGCTTATACCTGATTATCTTGCTTATTGGTCTGATAGCCCTGGAGGAGCAGGCTGGGGCGGAGGATTAGAAGAAGCAGGGACTTTGCAATCTGGGATTAGGCCAGATGCTCCGATGTACTTGGTTGAAGTAGAGATACCACATAGGGTATGGCGGGGAGAAAGACTTCCATCTGGTCAGCGTCCAGTAAGAGATATGGTTCCAACCATATCACGCGAAGGAACCGCTGCTGATATTCGCGCTGTATGGAAGAATGAAGGTCAAGGCTGGAAAAGACAAGAACTTCCGCCACAGTCATCAATGCCTAAAGCTCCAGAAACTGTGAATTCAGGTAGATATCCATTTTCTGAGCAATTTATTCGCCCTAGTCAAATCCCGTATGAAGCTAGTACCCCAGAAGCAGTGGCGCGACTTCGGGCGCAGGTACGTCAAGCGAACCAAGCAAAGAATGCCCAGATTGACTCAGCCATACCTGATGGTAGTAAATCTCCTCCTGTGACTGACGAGGTTACTGTGCCACCGGCTGGCTCTAGTCATATGCCATCTGTCGAGAACCGATTGCTACGGAAGTCTATAGCTGCCCAGCAAAGCGATGAACGTCTTGACCAGACTATCTTGGGTTTGCATGAAGCTGCGATTGCTGAAGCTATCCAAGAGGCTGACGGTGTGGTTGTTCGTGGCAATCAATTACTACAATCCGCAAATATCGGCGTCCGGCGCGGTAATACCATAGCAGCACGGGAAGAAGACATACCTATCCTAGACCATCTTTATAATGCTTTACATAATCCAAGTAAGGTTGCATCTGGCGAGATAAAACTAGCCAACCGAGTCAAAGAAATCTACGATAATCTACGTCAAGAGATGGACTTTGAATCTGCTCTCCGCATTGATTTTGAACCTAACATGGCTACACGTGATGATTATTTCTATCGCGGGTGGAAGCCACCAAAAGGGATGTTTGAATCAAGGCGTGGAAGATTAGTCACAAAGCCTGGTTTTAAGAAGCCTCGTAATGGCGCGACCTATCAAGAGATGAGAGAACTTGGGTTCGAGCCACTATTCTGGAATCCTTACGAGCAATTGCGTGTAGCCAAGCTTCAAGGTATCAGATTTCGAGAGCAAACAGAGCTAGTTGAAGCTTTGAAGACTCTTGGTGACGATATGATTAAGCCACATCAGACAGGCCCATTGGAGGTTGGTTGGCGTGTTCCTGAAGTCGGGCCTGCATTTGAGGGGAAGCCTATAGCTTTTAGAAACAAGGCTACTGGAGAACTCCAGCAGGCTACCGTAGGTCGCTGGCAGGTTAGAACTGAGATGGCAAATCCTTTAGAGAATATGTACGGAAAGAAGCCTAAAGGATTAGAGGTTTCCGTAGGTGGGCGTGATTTTAATCTTATAAAGTATATCGACTGGTTAACCTTCATGCCTAAACGGGCTAAGCTATTCGGCTCATTCTTTCAGCAGTCTGACTTTCTTACGCGAAGCGGCATAGGTTCATGGCACGGCATGGTCAATGCTATGCGTAAGGGCCACCCGTTTGAAGCAGTCAGTCACTTAGCTCATTACCCTATGACGGTCAAAGATATCCTTCATGCCAACTTCTCGCCTGGTAAACGATTAAGTTTGATGGAGCAACTGAAAAGCACAAAACCTATCGTTGAAGGTAGGCCGGGCATCAATCTGCAAGAAATCAGTCGTTCTGGCCTTGGCTTGACTGACGTGACCATCTTTGATGGAGCGGTTGATGATATCGTCCGTGATGTTGCCACCGAAGTGGGATGGGTAAAGAAAGGCAAAGCAATCCCCCGTGCATTGATTGCCTTAGAAGGGTCTATGAGACGTGGTTTGTTTGATGGTGTTTACCGCGCCGCCATCATCAATGACATTCGGCATAATATCGCTCCAGTGATGGCTCGTACCTATCCGAATGACACTGATGCACAGATAGCACGCAGGATTGCCATAGCAGCGAATAAACGGTTCTCTACCATACCGGCATCCCAAAGCGTGATTCAGGATAGAACCATACGTGAGACAGCAAAACGGTTGTTCTTTTCCATCAATGAATCTGAAGGATTGCTTCGCCAAGCTACTGGATTGTTACGTGGTCCGAATAAACAATTTTGGTTAGAGAACTGGCTGGGTACATGGCTATTCATGATTACCACTGCTGAAATCATCCACTTTGCTAGCACTGGAAAGTATCTTCCATTCGATAGATTCTCACCGATAGCAAGCACGGAATACGGTCCATTGCCCATTGGCTATAACCGTGACTTCGCTTCTCCTGATTTACCATTCAGGGGTACAGGTGACAATAAGATACAACTCGACATTGCTGGCCAGATGGATACAGCTTTCCGTGTCCTTGACCCAGAAGGATTCGTAGAAGGCAGATTCTCTGTACCTATACGTGCTGGAATCAATCAAAAAACAGGGGAGAATTTCTACGGTAATGACATCACGACATTAGGACCCGGCGGTGTTGCTTCTCGTACCGCACAGCTTGCTCAGGATTTAGGTGCCCCCATTGGCTTTGGACAATCTGCGATGGAGATATTACGACCCAATCTACCTGAAGGATTAGTTGCTGAGACCGAATCACGCATCGGCTTAGTGGGTCAGCTTATTCAAGCTACAGGACAGAATGTTCGTAGTGAATTGTTAAATGACCAACTCAAACGGGAGAATCCTGACTGGAGAAACTGGTCTGACGCAATCTACGAAAGGGAAAAGAAAAACCTTATCGTGCGTTTATTCGGAGAACAGACTGAAAGAGAAAAGGAATTACGTAAAAAAGAGATAGAAGAATTACTGGGCGGGAATAAAGAAGAAAAAGCTGATAAGTTCTTTGGCAGATGACATCTACTCAAGCACATTGCCCAAAATGCGATATCAAATGGCCTATACGCCTAGAGAAAGGAAGTAGGGTGGAGTTCTTCTGCCGTAGCAAAAGGTGTGGTGGTATATGGGTAGTGATTGACACAAGACTACCAGTACTGGTAGCGTAATTCCTACAAGTACATATTTGGTATAGATAGAGCGCATGGTCGCATATCTCTTTGGAGAGTGCGACTTTTTTATTTGCCAAATTTTGAGGCTTTATGACGCAATCAAATGAAATACAAGATAACTCTGAACTAGAAGTCAATCCAATCACAAACACGGTAATGCCGATGTTTGCTGACGAGGAGCTTGCTGCTCTTGAAACTCCTACAGATACCCCTGCGCCTGCTGAAGTTGTTGAACCCGTTGAACCTGGTACGCCTGATTCAACGCCCGTTCCGCCGGTAGAAGACCTTTATACCGTTCCAGCAGATGCTCAACTTCCTGTAACCGAGACTCAGCCCAACACTCTTTCCGAGGCAGACCAACGAGAACTTGCTGAGTTACGGGCTAACAGAGATGAAATCCTGCGAGTCCAGGCTATCAACCAGAATGCGACTCAGGCACAGACACTTCAGAATGAGATAACCCAGAAGTATATCAATCTTGGGTATGACCAAGATACTGCTCAGCGGTTTGCCGTAGACATGGCTCAAGAGCGAATGGCTGGAGATGTCAGGGCGCAACAGATATACGAACAGACTAGGCTTAATGAAGAATACAATGGTCGTAAACAACGAGCCATTGCGGCGTTTAGCACTAAGTACGGTGTTGACCCTGCTGCTCTCGCCGGTTTTAATGATGCTCCATCAATGGAAGCCTACGCATTGTTATTGAAAAACAATGGCGAGACTTCTCGTCGATTAGCGAAGCTTGAAGGCAATCTAGTCGATGATGGCACGCCCGATGGCGGTCTACCCTCTGGTAGCGCACCTATGACTACCGCTCAACTTTTGGCAGCTACAGGTGCGAATCCAGATATGGTAATAAGCCCTGAGCAGAAAGCTCTGCTTGATGCATACGTACAAACTCTTACATAATCGGAGGGAACAATGGCTGTAGGACGAACTACCACTGACTCACTGGATGCTTCTTTGCCGACAATTGTCGGGGCGTCTAGGAATGTTCGTGAGAATGAAGGCGAAATCATGTCCACGGTGGACCGGCAAACCCTTGGTAAAGGAATGGGTATCACATGGCACGAGGTTTCTTATGCCAAGGTTACTGCCCAGGCCATCACCGAGGATACGATTCTCGACAACCCTCAGCAAATGTCGGATACTGACTTCCCTCTGACCCCAACCGTGGTAGGTATTGAAACACTTATCACTGACCGGGTAGGAGAGCGTATCGTCCAACACGGGGTTGCCAAACTAGGGGTTCTGGCTCAAAACGCCATGACTCGCAAGAAGAATCAAGACGGCTTGACTCAACTAGATAGTTTTACTACTTCTCTAGCTGGAGCAGGTACTACTTTGACTTATGGTCATATCATGGCTGCTTCAGTACGGATTACTGGTAACACTACCGAGCCAGGTCCTGCCCCGCTCCATGCCCAATTACACGCTTTCCAGATAAAGGACATCACTGACGAGATGACTTCCCCTGTGGGAACTTATGACATCAGCAGCGGTGGCCTGAGTGCAGATGCATTCCGCAACGGATTCAAGGGTATGATTGGAAACGTCTCCATCCATGAGAATAACGAGATATCAATTGATAGCTCTTCAAATGACGCGAAAGGCGGAGTTTATTCCAAGATGGCTCTTGTCCTCGTTCAGGGCCGTAGCCCACGGGCTGTAGCGGTTCGACGTGAAGACATCGGCGGTGGCGCGACTATCATGTACCACTATGATGAGTACGTGTACGGGGAACGGTCTTCGGGTAACTGGGGATATGAAATCCTGAGTGACGCGACTACGCCGACTTCGTAATGAATTCCCGGCGTGAAGCCTGGGCAAAAGCACATGGTCCTATTCCTAAAGAATGGGTTGTGCATAATTTGAATGGTGACCCTTCGGACATACGGATAGAGAATCTAGCCGCTGTCCCTAGGAATAACATCTTTTTGGCAGTGGCTCCCTACAGGGAGCGTATACGAAATTTAGAGCTAAAGCTTAAACAAGTAGGTGAATAAAATGGCTCAATCAGCTAACGGCAGAATTAGACTTTTTGAAGATTTCTTTGCGGAAGACCCCGTCTCAAATACTGCAACGGATAGGGCACTTGGTAATTTCACTGTTGCTGGTCAAGGTTCCGAAGATACAGATTCGGGCATCCCCCTCTTGCACGCTGATGCGATTAGCGGTGTCGGCGTTATGACTACTACAAACGAAGACAACCACACGATTCTGATAGGAACTCCTGTTGCCTTTGATGTAGGGTTGATGGGTACAATCGTGGCAGAGACTCGCGTTCGATTCGTAGACCTTGACACTAAAGAGGTCTTCTTCGGATTCACCGATATTGACCCAAGTACTCTCAGCATAGAAACCGATGTGATGACCGGTGCTACAACAACTTTGACGTTGACAGCTTCGGATATATGTGGATTCTTTCTCTCAGCAGAACTTTCTGATGACGAAGACTGGCACACCGTATACAACGGCGGGACTACTACCGGAGAAACTGATTCCACGGCACTAGACTGCGATGATGATGCAGTAACTGGTGAGTGGCAGGTCCTTCGTTTGGAGTTGGCCCCTAATGGTACGGTCCGTTGGTTCTTGGATGGAGTTCTAGTAAGAACGGTCACCGGAGCGGTTTCTACAAGCGTTGACCTGTCGTTGATTCTTGCCCTTGAAGCCAAGGGTGCTGCCAATGAGATTATGCACGTTGACTATCTGATGGTAGAAGCCAACCGGGACTGGACGGCCTAATTGAAACTAGGCGTTGAAGAATACATTCACCCCAATACAGGGTTTAACCGACTCCCCTCAGTCTATGAGATAGACACGGACGAGAAGGCATACACCTTAGTTGAGTTGAATCTGTCTCCCGCACTGGGAGGGCTTCTTCACCGATTCCAGATAATCATCGTTTGGCGAGATGGCCAGCGATGCCAATATATCGAGGACATGGGGGTCGCAGAGCTATGGCCGAGCGGCCCCAAGTGTATCCAATCGGCTTCGCATACCGATGCTCCACCAGAAGAATGGGTGCATTGCGTATCTGAGTTGAAAGACCTGGCGAATGAACTCCGTGAGATAGACATGGAGAAAATCCTAGGACCGGAGCATGAAGATTTAGTAGAGGGATTCCATAACAGGGTTGATGAATTCTTCTTGAATAAAAAGCGTGTTTCTGTATCTGGTCCGTTAGTAAGTATTGAGAGAGGGTAGATGACTACAGCATCTAATGAAGCAAGGATAATGGCAGCGGAACGCGCTCTTCAAACTGCCCCTGAACCGGGCGGGATGCAGGGCATGAATACTGGAGACGAGGACGTTCCCATCACTAACACCAGAGTTACGTCGGCTGGGTACGTGACTATGTGGAATACCGACACCAAAGAGCCGTCTATCTTCAACATGAATGGAGTTCGGGCGAAACTTAAAGAGGTATTCCCTAACGACTACGTCAATAACCCTGCCATGAGAGGGCTTGCTTGCTGGACCCCTGACCAGCCAAATGAATCTCCCTGGCGTGGTAACGTTACCTGCCCCCTTCATGCTGACCGTCCTGAACGGGCGGCTTTTGATGCAGTAGGCTACCCACGGTGTCACAAGAACAATATACCCAATGAGATGGAAGCACAGCGTCATTTACTCAGAAAGCATCATCAAGAATGGGAGATGATGAACGCTCAACGACTTGAGATTGAGCGCATCGCCCAAGAGGAAGACCGTTCACTGAACCGAAAGATTCTTGCTCATTTGTCTGGAGTGCCGGAAGAGGTAGCTCCTGTTGATGTGATTGAGACACCTCAAGCCCCAGAAGCCCCAGAGACCATTGAGGCTCCTGACATTCCTGATATTCCTGATATCCCTGAGGCTCCGGCATCCCCTGAGCCTACGTCAGATATGGTGTATCTCTGTAACAAATGCAAGTCTAACCACCGATTAGATTCTAGTATTGGTCGGCGGCATAAGAGACACAAGCTGGATTAATGAGGGCTGTTAGCCCTATTTCAAGTGCTGCCTTGCAGCAATAGGAGAACATAATGGCTGATTCAGGACGAATGCGTGGATGGAAATACGACCACGAAAACTCCAATCTAGAAGTTTGGGTCAACGGGACTAATGTCGGCGTATGGGATGACGCTACCAATGACCTAGTCCTTCCCACCAATGGCCTTACTGTCACTGCTGGCGGGGCAACGGTCACTGCCGGTGACCTGACTGTCACTGCTGGTGATGCCCACGTTGTTGCACAGAACCTCTACATGGGTGCGGAAACAGCGTTCGCTACCACAGAACCCACAAGCGCAATCATCTTCAAAACAGGTACACAAGCCGCTGGAGCAATCGTTACTTCAAGTGCTTTGTTTGCTAATGATACTGTGTTGAGAAAGATAATCGCTGATGGCACAGTCTCTAACGTAGGATAACTATGTTAGGTACTCTTCTTCTGCTGGAACACATCCCTGAGATACGTTGGGAACACGGCGATGACTTATGTGATTGCACATTCCAGCGTATCGGGTATTGGACTAATCCATATCTTGGCAGAACATTAGAGTTTCGTATCTGTTGCTCTTGGTCAAAATTGATTGAGTTGCATCCTGAGTTGCAGGAATTTGTACGGGAGATTCCAGCGTTTGATAACTATAATGCTGGCCGGTGGGAGACTGAACCCGCCCCGTGGAATTCTGACAAGCATGATATGCCAGATGCGCTTTGGCATAGACAGTTAGCGATTCAGCAAGGCATCACGGTATCCGAAGCCAGAGAAAGATATGGGCACTTACAACCTCCGCGTAAGGTGATTAATAATGACCCAACCTAGACGAGAATCACTGACCATAGCTAATGGTGAGGCGGTCTCGACAAGCTTTGAATTCAATGGACAACGTATCGTTGCCGTGGTGACTCCAGGGGCGTGGACAGCAGGCGATGTGACGTTTGAGGTAGAAGAACCTTCTGGAACCTACGTCAAGGTCGTTGACCGAGGCGGGGCTATCTACAAGTTGACTGGCATAGCAACCGGAGCTTCTGAGTATCATGCGGTTTCTGGCGATGCTAACCAGGCTGACATCGTTATCACATCGGTTGGATTCGGTAGAGTGGTCTCTACTAATACCAGCAGTGAAGCCGACGTAAACCAAGGTGCTGACCGCACTATTGTTCTTTACTTGGCAGACGTGTAATTTGTGGCTGTCACACAAGGAAATACCCGCCAAGAACTACGAGAGAAGGTAGGATACCTCCTTGGAGATGCGTTTCGTAAGATAACCGGAGCTGCTTCAGGGTCCACCACTACGCTTCTGATTGACGATGTCCCGAATAAGACTGCCGATGATTTCAATGGCAATTTCTTGCAATTCACCTCTGGTTCAAACAATGACGGTCTGACTCGTGTGGTCACGGACACCTCTGTTTCTTCTAGCCGGGTGACGATGACTTTCTTTCCTGCTGTTTCCGACGCTACAGCGACGAATGACACAGCCGAATTGTGGAGTCCGGCTTACGACCCAGATAGAATCCATAACCTCTTTAATCAGGCTGTGGACTCCGTTACGTCCCATATATATGACCCAACCGAAGACATCACCCTTCATTCAGGTGGACGCTCTCGCTTTGACATACCCACGACATTCGAGATGGTGAATTCTATAGAGATGCGTACATCTATGAATTCGCTGCAAATCATCGAGGGCGGGAATGTTTGGAATGAATCGGTTGATTCAGACATCACAATCACTCAGGACGATAACGATAAGATTTTCGGCAAAGTCGCTACGAAGTTTAGTTTTGCCGGGTCTTTAACTGACGGTGATTTCGCATCTCAAAGCATCGGCTCGATTGACCTATCGGACTTTGATTTCATTGAATTCCCTATCAAGGTGAACGCAGCGGTTGCTGCCAGTGACTTGGTATTAAGGCTTTCTGCTACGGCTAATGGGGCTGATACAGACAAGATTATCGCCATACCTGCTTTAAGCGTGGGCGAAGATACCTGGGTCCGTGTAGCTATGACGGAGGCAGCAAGTGGATTCGCGCCTTCAGAAGCTACGGCTATCATATCGGTGGCCCTAGAATATAACGCCAATAAGAAGGTCAACATCGCCTGGGTAGGCAAGATTGAGGCTACGCGAAACGATTCATATGAATGGAAGATGGTGCCGTCCAATCTTTGGTCGATAGATAAAGAGACTAGAGATTTGATATTCACTCCAGCCGGAGTGGACTATCTTGGCTGGCGATTGCTGAAGATTAAGGGCGGGGATAACCCAGCACAGTTCACTGCTGACTCTGACGTGACCGAGATACCAGAGAGATACATGGTTAACTGGGTGGTTGGGACCCTACAGAACAGAGTTGTCAAAGGTGAGGATGAGGGCCAGGCTAGGGTTCGTATCGGTCAGGCTAATGGGAATCTCGCTACGGCTGCTTTTGCTATGAGAAACTTCCCGATGCTGAAGAACGCTAGAACGGTGACGTAATGACCACCGCTACAGTTACTAAAGAACAAGAAATCGTTTTAAATGGCATTCGTTATCCTATCCGGGGCAACGTCCAATCAGGACTGATTTCCACTGACCCGCAGAAGATTGTCACCGCTGATACCAGCAGGGACACCCACCGCAACCTATCGGTGCAGTCGTGGGCTAACTGGACTGGCGGCGTAGGCATCGACAAATTTGACGGCGAAGACATGAATCGCCGATATCGTTCTTGGGATTCAGACTGTCAGCAACGATTCGAGGGTCACTTGGTATTGCCCGGCTTGGCTAATGTGACTGCGGCAGGGGCGGCTGCTGACATCGGGGTTATCACTGAATACAACAATGTCATCTATGCGGCTTTTGGGACAGACCTACGGTCTTATAGCGATACAACCAACGTTTGGACAAATGTAGCTACCCTGCCCAATTTCGCTACTGATGAGATTCATGACTGTCGATTCAATGACACGGTCTATATGGCTATTGCTTATGACAGCGGGTGGACTTACTACAATGGCTCATCTTTTGTAAATGACACCACTGATGCCAAGTTCTTGGTCCATCACGATGAGCGTCTTTGGGGAATCGACTCCACCGGGCAACTATGGTGGGTGTTTGAGCCTGGAGAGGCCGAGACTAATGACGCAAAGATACAGCTAGGAAACAATTCAGTAACGTCGATGTTCGTAGGGTATGACAACCAGGGCAACGACATAATATATGTGGGCACCACCCGTGGCTTGTTTGCCCATGATTACGGCAATAGACGTTTCGTAGAGACACGACTTCACCTTCCCTTTCACCCAGACAATGGTAAGGGTGCTGACTCCTGGCGCACATCTATGTTCTTCTCAGCGGGTCTGGGGGTGAATAAATACGACATCGACACTAGTAAGGCCCAGGTTAAACAGATGGGACCGGATAGAGATGATGGATTGCCGTCCTCTCGACGGGGCACTATTCGTCAATTAGTGCCTAGCCATAATGAATTATTGGCTATCATCGATGCTACCTCTATCGCTTCAGCGGGTGCAGCATTCCAATCTCAGGTGCCTGGAGATGCTGATTTCGCTGATTCCGACCAGGGATTTTCCCATATCATGGGGTGGGATGAGTTTGGCTGGGAAAGGAAATGGTTGTCTGACAATGACACTGGGTCCATAACCTGGCTCCACGTCTCAGATGCGTATAACCAGTACCGTATGTGGTGGGGGCAGAACCAACGTGTCTACCATATGCAGATACCGCCCAACATCATCAACCCGGTCTATGTCACAGATTTGCCTTATGCGACCTCTGGAAGCCATGAGACGCCTGATTTCACTGGAGGGCAGTCCGAGGTAGATAAGTTGGCCGTAAGGCTACAGGTGGAAGTCTCAGGGATGACTAGCTCAGAGACAGTCATCATGTCCTTTGCATTGAACGGTTCTTCTACGTTTACGACCATGAATGACACTTATTCTTCTTCAGTGAACTCTAGCGGAGCGATAACCTCAGACGGCAAGGTGACTTACTATTTCCCGGCAGAGGCAGCACCGGCTGGCACAGAGTTTCGGTCCATCAGATTCAAAGCCACTCTGGCTCGTGGGACAACAACCACTTTAACGCCGGATATCTTAAAGATAGACTTAGAATGGCGGAAGAAATTGCCTGCCCTTTGGGGTCATCAGGTCGTTATCGATATGTCTGAGCCATACGGGGGCCAGACTTTAGAGCAGATGTTTGAGAATATACGCATCGCGACTGAGAATAACACCCTTTCACGATTCACTTTTAGGAATAGAAGTGCCGACGATGCTGGCAACTCCAACCCGTGGGTCTATTATGTCGATGTACTTGACCTTAAAGCGGTAGAGCATACCGGCAACGTTTGGGCTGGAGAATTCTTACTTACACTTGGTGAGGTCTGATGGCTAGGCCACTGGCTGACTCTATCGATGTGCCCTCTGCTGGTACACGGGTACAGATTAGTACTAAGAAAGAACAGGTACTCAGCATCATATTCACTGCTCGTAAAGGTAATTCAGGGAATATCTTCTTGGGGGATTCGGCGGTTTCTGCTACGGTAGGATTTCAATTAGCTCCAGAAGATTCAATCACACTGAATCCTTCCCTGGCATTGGAGCATAGAACGGTGGTTTTGCTGAGTGATTTCTGGGTCGATGCTGCAACGAATGGAGATGACTTAGATTTTATAGCATTAGTTAAATAACGTAGCTAATAATACTGGAGACTATGAATGGCTGTTCGATTAACAGGAAATTTTTACACTTCGGCTGGTGTTGCAACCTGCGGGGCGGCGGTAGCCATCTTCCCTGCCAGCACAGCGGCCACTCAGTCCACCAGTGTGTGTAGTGCTACGGCCACTACTACAACCAACTCCACTGGCGTATGGGACGAACTGACCCTTGCCGCCAATACCTACGATGTACGCATCACAAGCGGCTCAAGCGTCAGGTGGCGTCGGTATAACGAAGAGGTCCAGCACACCACATTCCAGACCGGAGATGACGGAAACTTCTACCTTGGGAATGGAGTAGACGTTGGACATCGTTGGTCTACTGGAGATGCCAGCAACCACGCCTATGTCATCGGTATCGGTGACACTTCCCAGCAGATGCACATCACTGACCTAGGGGCCATTGCGACTGACTGGGCTAGAAGTGCGGGAACTCACCCAGAGTTGGCGATTCACTCCAATACGACTCCGATTACTGACTACATGGCAATCGGAAACCATGACGGTACTACCGGAAACATAGATGTAGTCGGTGGAACCACCCTGGCTTTGAAGATTGCAGGGAATACAGAGGCGTCGATTACGGCGGCGGGGCTTGTGCTTCCTGCCTGCTCTGACCTGAGTTTCACCGGCTCTACCGGAACCAACGACATAGTCCTGACAAATGGCCTGGCTGACGCTCTAAGCATCACTGACGGCTCTGCCGATGTTGTGGTAGTGGATACGTCTACTGCGGGAAATGTCATCACAATGACATCCGCAGTGACAGTAAGTAATGGCCTGACATCTACAGCCGCAGCCAACACACTGGGAGCCACTAGTTTCAACGATGCGGATGTTACTAACGTTGGAGACATAGCTCTAGATAGCATCAGTGCAGACAACAATGTTATTAACATAGCGGTCACTGATAACCAGGCTACGGCTCTGACCATCAAGCAGGGTAGCGATGCATACCTAATCATAGATACCGCTAACTCCAGTGAATCAGTGAGCATCGGGACCGGGATATCCGGTACTGCTATCACGCTGGGTCACGGCACTTCTGAAGTCACGGTGGCAGACAACCTTACAGTCGCTGGCGATATGACCGTGAACGGCACGACTACCACGGTCAACAGCACGACTCTAACGGTTGATGACCCCATCATCACCCTTGGCGGTGATACCGCTCCTGGGTCCGATGACAACAAAGACCGGGGCGTAGAGTTCCGGTATCACGACGGCTCTTGCGCTCGCGTAGGCTTCTTTGGGTACGATGATTCGGCTTCAGTGTTCACTGGATTGACTGCGGCAACCAACTCGTCTGAAGTATTCTCAGGCACTGTGATGAACGCTGTATTCGGTACTATCGGGGGCACCCTTACTACTGCATCTCAGACTAATATAACCAGCCTCGGTACTCTGGGTTCGATAGATATCAATGGAGGTGCTGTAGATGGCGTTACCATAGGCACTAACGCCGCAGCCACTGAACTTCAAGTGGACTACATCAATGCCAACGCTTCCACACTTACTATCACAGATAGCAGTGACACTGGGGACCTGGCCTCCTTAGCCGTCACTACCCACGGGGCAACGACCCTGACTACCACAGATGATGATGCCACCGCTGCCCACCTTACGCTTGATGCAGACGGTAACATCACCCTGGATGCAGCCACTGGTATCGTAACTATAGAAGATGCTGGCACTGAGATTCTAAGACTTACAGAGTCTTGCTCAGGCGATGTGACTGTCAAACTAGTCACCAATGCTAAGGACCTTATCTTCACCGACAACGGTGACGCAGAGGGCTTCAGGATTCTGGATGCCGCCGTTGGCGTCAAGGTTGCTGGCACACTGGATTTAGGCCACGCAACAGCAAATACTTTAAGCGCATCGAGTGGCGTTCTAAGCATCGAAGGCAACCGTGTATTTCATGCTTGTGGAACTGATATTCCAGTGGCAGATGGCGGGACAGGAGCATCGACCTTTACTGCAAACGGCATCCTCGTTGGCAACGGGACATCTGCTATTGCGGTAACGGCTACGATGGCAACAAAAGGCCATCTGATGATTGGCGATGGCTCAGGAGTTCCATCTATGCTGGCAGTTGGTTGTAACAATCAACTGCTAACCGCTTGCAGCAGTGAAGCTACTGGAGTTAAATGGGCAGCAGCAGCCGCCGCAGGCGTAGGACTTGGCCTTGTAATCGCACTATCGTAGGAGAATGAAATGGGCGACCTATTAAAGAATAAATTCGGTATAACTAAAACAGACTCAAACTATGAGGAGACAGCAGGGTCAGGTGAAACTTGGACTGTTCTCAGCATCAGTATCTGTAATACCGAAGATGATGATGATGCCACTTTTGACTTGTACGTAGATACCAACGGTTCTGGTGCCGACGCTTATATATATAAAAATCAAAGCCTTCCAGCCGATGCCACCTTTATTCATTCCGACAAGATAGTTTTGACTACAGGTCAAAAGTTAGGGTTCGTTGCAACTGCTAACCAAGATATTGACGTTTTCATCAGCTATCTAGAGCAAACTTAAACATGAGCGGCCTAGTAACAACAACCACCCGTAACGGTAAAGGCTCTGGCTACGCTGACGGGAATCCTACGTTCCGACGCTACTCCTCGTCTGGCACCATCCAGAAGCCTTTGGGTTGCACCATCATCGTGATGGAAGTCATCGGAGGTGGAGGTGGAGGTGGCGAAGGTGGCGATGGTCATTTGTCAGGCTCAGGAGGAGGCGGTGGTGGAGGGGCCATGGCTCGTGCAACTTTTAATGCTGAGTCGCTTGGTTCAACGTTGACGTTGGCTGTCCCTGCTGGCGCTAGTGGTGCAGGGGCAGGCACATCAGATTCAGGGTCGATTGGTGGCACTGTTACCGTAACCGATGACGCTACCAGTAAAGTTATTCTTTCAGCATATGGCGGTGGTGGTGGCGACTCAGGCACTGGTGGGTTTTCTGCTAATACAGGTGCCGCTGGAGGTGGCGGCGGAGGCACTGGAGCCGCTGGCACTTCTGCATCAACAGTAACACAAGGTGTTGGCGGAAACCCTACTATACAAGGCTCGACACAAGGCGATTCTTTGGGTGGACGCGGCGCGGAAGGTAGTGCTGGCACAGGAGGTGCCGCCCATCAAGCAGAATATGGCGGCGGTGGCGGTGGGGCTGGACATGGTGGGTCTACTGCTGGCTCCAGTGGTGGCAGTTCTATATTTGGAGCAGGCGGAGGTGGCGGTGGCGAGAATGAGAGCCGCGCCCGTCGTTCTGGCGGTGCTTGGGGTCAGTACACTAGCCCAGGCACTCTAGGTTCTTCTGGAAACGTGGCTGGGACAGATGGCGATGACCACCCATTTGGTTGTGGTGATGGCGGTTCTGGCGGTGCAGGAACTGGTGGCGGAGGAAACGGTGGAGTGCCAGGGGGCGGAGGTGGAGCCGGAGGTCAGAATACAGGCATATCTGGCGGAGGAACTGCTGGGAATGGCGCACGCGGCGAAATCAGGATGTGGTTTTACTGATGAGCGGATTGATTAGAAAAAATCAAGCTGGCGTTAGTGGACTGGTTGGGACAGACATGGACTTCCAGCGTTTCACAACCACCAGCGCAACATGGACTAAGCCAGACGGCGTTTCTGTTGTCTGGATAGAGTGCATCGGAGCAGGTGGTGGTGGCGGTGGAGGCATGGGTTCTGGTGGGTCAACTAGGAACGCAGGCGGTGGAGGCGGCGGGGCTATGGCCTGGGCTTGTTTTTCTGCTGACGCATTACCAGCCACATTAGCTATCGTTGCGGGCGATGGCGGCAATGCTGGTTCCGCTGGTTCTTCTGGCGGTGCTGGAGGAAACGGCGTAGCAGGAGGCAATTCCACTGTCACTGATGCTGACCCCACCCCAGATAAAATCATACTGCAAGCATTTGGTGGAGGGTTTGGGGCAGGAAGCTCAAATGGCACTTACGGAGGTGGCGGTGGCGGTGGGGGTACTGGAGCCGTAGGCGGTAACGCTTCTGGCGCAACAGAAGGTGATGGTGGCGACCCTACTATACAAGGCTCGACAGAGGGAAATTCACTAGCAGGCCGTGGTGGTAAGGGCGGCGATAATAGTGCCGCTGGTGGCAATGCAGAATATGGCGGTGGAGGCGGTGGTGGAGCCGCCGCTGGAGGAAGTTCGCTACACGGCGCAGGTGGCGGGGGTGCCGGTGGAACACTTGCAGACAATGGTACTGCTGGAGGGGCATGGTCAAGCTATGCCGTAGGCGGTGGAGGAGCCGCCGCTGATACTTTTGGAGAAGCTGGTACAGCAGGCCCCGATAGTGAGTTTGGTTGCGGCGGGGGCGGTGGCGGTGGTGCATCCAGTGGTTCAGCAGGCGGTGTCAATGGTGGCGCAGGAGGGGCAGGCGGTGTGCCTGGAGGCGGTGGTGGTTCCGGTGGAGTAGGAAGCACAGGTCAAAGTAAATCTGGCGGCGCAGGTGGAGCAGGTGGCAGAGGCGAGGTGAGAATATGGGCCTGGTAAATGCAAACGCAGTAGGAATGTCTGGCCTGGTTGCCGCTCCTGTCACTGTCCACACGGTCACGACTGACGGCTCCACGGCATATGTGATTCCAGCAGGGGCTACGCGGATTTACATTGAATGTATTGGAGCAGGTGGCGGTGGTGGTGGCGGTTCAAACGGCAACACCGATGCAGGGGGAGGCGGAGGGGGCGGTGCGATAGCGCGTGGTGTCTACGATGCCAAATCCATTCCAGCATCATTGACTATTGCTGTAGGTGCAGGTGGAAATGGTGGCGCACTAGATACTTCTGGCACCATAGGCGGAAATTCATCAGTCACTGGTGGTACGTTTGCTCTGAAAGCATTTGGCGGTGGGCTGGGCTTTAAGTCCGGTACTGGTGCAAATGAAAGAGGCGGTGGTGGTGGTGGAGGCGGCACAGGTGCGGCTGGTTTGCCTGGGGCGGAAAATGCAGGTGGTGCTGGCGGTGGCCCGACTATCCAAAGCTCATCTGTAGGTAATTCTCTAGGTGGTCGTGGCGGTGCAGGCTCAGGAACTAGCGGCACCGCTGGTTTCTCTGCCGAATATGGAGGCGGGGGTGGTGCGATTGGTTCGTCTGGTGCCCATTCCGCACACGCTGGAAGTTCCATATTCGGAGCAGGCGCGGGTGGTGCTGGGGGTGCTGGCAGTTCCGCCGGAGGACAAGGCGGGGCTTGGAGTTCATATACTGCTGGTGGGGCAGGAAATGCTGGAGGTCGTGCGGCGGCTGGGACTGCTGGTACAAGTAGAACCTACGGTTGCGGTAATGGCGGCGGCGGTGGTGGTGCTGGTCAATCTGGCACTGCTGGAGGCGCAGGGGGCGCAGGGGGAACTCCTGGCGGCGGAGGCGGTGGCGGCGGAGCGCATGGAGATGGCGGAGATACAGGTGCTGGCGTAGGCGGCGCAGGCGCAGACGGCGCAGTTAGAATCTATACATGGTAGGTAGATAATGGGCAGATACGCAATGGTAGTAACGGCAAGCGGTCTGGTGGACAACGTGATTGTTTATGACGGTGTGTCTCCATTCACGCCACCGACAGGCATGGAACTGATTGAGGATACGGGTAGCGGAGTACCAGCGGAGCCAGGTGGCACATGGAACGGTTCGGCATTTGTTCGCGCTCCTGTGGTTGAAGTGCCAGCCGATGAAGCTCGTACTAGAGTATTGATGAATGAAGTAACTACCACTAAGAAATACGACGATGATGGCAACGAAGTAGACAAGACTGCTGATGAGATAGCCGCAGAGAAACTGGAGCTTAAAAACCTGCTGTTGAAAGAACTTGATGCTGGTGATTTGGCACAGGACAGGACGCAGATGCTACTCAGGTTAGAGCGTGAATAGGAGAAAGTATGTCGGACCAAGCAAATAAATTGAGCGCAGACATAATCGAAAACTTATTGAATGAAGTAGACCGACTGCAAAAATTTGAACAATTAGGCCCACGGGTAGCTGAACTTCAAAACTTCTTGAATCAAGTTATCCCTGCCTTTAAGAGTGGGGATATCACACCTGATAGAATTCAGATTCTAGAGAACGGAGACTTGCGTATCCTTCCTCCGCCTCCGGTAGACGCACCAATCACTGAAGTTTGTGTGCAAGAACCGAAAAAGAATGGGCAGAAACCTGACAAGGCATTGTCCAATGCAAGCTAGCCAGCAGACTTACGAGGACGCCCAGTATCAAGCTTCTGAACCAA